TTCATACAAGTTGACTTGGCAAGGTCTTGCCAGTTGTCTTCACTCATTCTACGCAAGTCTGCAATCTTGAGTACCATGCGCAAACTGATCTCTCGCAGTCGCTTGGCATTGGTCTTCATGAAATCAATCAGCTCACGGTTCTTGGCTTCGCCAAAATTGTAACGCTCCAACATACCATCTTGCACAATCTGCTCGATACGCAGGAAGCGGTCACGTTCTGAATCCATTTCCAGGTCAATGTAGTGGCACCGTGACATCAACGCCGCCAAGTGATCCTGAATCTTTTTGCTGCGAACGTTTTCAAAGTTAACGTTGGTAATAAAGATAACACCACCGCGGAAGTCGAAACGATCTGGAATGCCCTCGCGGCGCAGTGCCGCACTTTCTGACTTCCAACTAATGGTACGCTTCTCACCTGAGTCCAGTGTAGCCTTGAGCATGTTTAAACATACTTCGTCAAACAGGATACTGTCACAGTCATCAAACACCAGGATGTCACCTTTACTGCTGTTCATGTACAGCGTCTGGTACAAGCCAATGGGCGTCATGCTGCCCTTCACAACTTCTGTGCGGGTACCTTTGCCACCCTCCAGTTTGTGCATGGCTTCATACTCATCCAGGATCTTCTCCACACCAAAGCTCTTGCCCACACCAGGAGGGCCACTGATAATCAAACCACGTGCATTCTGATTTGCAATGGCATCAGTCATAGTGTCCAGGATTTCAAAACGCTTGCGGATACGCTCAATGGCCTGCTCGTCAGTTTCGGCAGGCTTGCTCTCCACATCTTCAACATCAGCAGGCGATTCCACCAACACACGAATGTTTCGGCCAATCTGTCCCGTTAATTCGGAACCATCCACGGTCACAAAGTAACCTTTGCGGCCCTTGCTTACTGGCTTAATGAGATCAAAAACTTCGTTAACAACGGGCTTGTTAGCGTACTGGCCCTGCTTGATTTTTACTTTAGTAGTCATAGTGCCTCCCACAGCAACAATTTAACTTACAAAATAATGATAACAAATAAAAGCGGATTTGTCAACCGGTTAGTCTAACCTGGAACCGGCATAAGCAGTGAAACCGTACTGCTCCAGGACGTCAGCAAATGCTCGCGCACCCGACTCTTTGACGTCGATGCTCTGTCCACCGTACCAATTATCCCACTGGCTGAACGTGCGAGTGTAGTCTTGGCGTACACCCAACTTCTTGAGCAAGCGACCCATCTTGGTGTTTCCTGTGATCTTCTTGCCCTGAAAACGATAGATGTTAACCCAAGCAAAGCCACACATTGGGCTTTCGCCGTGCTTAACGATATGTTGAGAACTTGCATTCTTGGCAGCTTGTTGGGCTTCAAAAAGAATGTCTTCTAGCTGGTTTTGATTGTACATGTCTTCTACTCCGTTTCTTTAACCTACATATATATGATAGCAAATTCTGCAGATTTGTCAACATCTGCAGGCATCTGTAAGTTATTGATTTTATTGGAGTTTTGAAAAAAGTTGAAATTAATTTATGGTGACGTCTTCCATACCAGCGGTTCTGAGCTTGGTAATGTGCCCGATCTGCCACTGCTTGGTGTCTAGCCCCTTCATGATACCCAGATACTTGTTTCTGAGCAGACTGAACTGATTCACCAACTGGCTCAGTGTGATCACACTGTCTTCACCATCCACATACTTTTCAGCATCACGACTGCTGAGTTGGCGATTGTATGTTTCCAGATACTTGCGGAATGTTTTACTGCGTTCTTTGCGGAGCTCAATGTTCAGATGCTCCAGTATTGCTTCAATCTCTTGTAACTGATTGAATCGCAGTTCGGTAATGCCTGGTAAAGCCGCACTTGCTCTTTCCAGGCTACCTTTGATGTGGCACTCATACTTGGCCTCGTCTAGTTCAGTCTCATAGTGATCAATACAGTCCACTATTTCTCCTAGATTTGCTACTACACGATTATACCAAGTACTCATATTCTACTCCCACTCGTCGTCTTCATCATCCTCTAAACAATCATAGAGGCTGACAATGGCGGCTTTCATTGAACTATCAAACTCATTCTTGTATAGTTCTATTTCTGATATGTCAACATGATCTTCGAAAGTTTGCAAAATAGCATCCGCAACTTCTAAACGATCTTTTTTATTTACATGACGACGTGTGATTTCCCACACTTCATTAAGTAAAGATACTTCTGGACTCATTTAGTTATCTCCAATTCTGGTACTATGTACTTCTTTAACACTCTTTTTGCGAATGCGGCATGAGCCTGTACACTTGGATGATCCTGTTCGTTGGGTGGATACTGTGTACTTTCTTCCATGCCTGCCAATATAATATTGGGTATACCCAATTCTGTCAAGTATGGATTTTCCACCTTGTATGCAGACATTTCTGTTTTTTGACTGTCACAAAATTTTGTACCGTCGAAACTAAAATTGAACGCTCTCACTCCATTGTTTTTCAAATGAACATTGGCATGATGTATGCACAGTGCTGTATCCAGTTCACCCAATCCATCAGTGTACTGCATATAATAATTGTTTGCAGCTTGTTGGACGGTTTCATTGGGAGCCGCGTCAGGATTTTCCAACATCCAGATACCCACATTAACTGGTTTTCTGTTGTCATCTATCCACATGTATCTGGCAAGTCCTGACCACATAATCAAAACAATGTCGTTTGACTGTATGTCTGCGGTCAGTATCTCATACAAAATACGGCGGTTGCTGGAACCCAGTACAGCATAGTTCAGCAGTGGTAGTTTGAGTGTGTCAGCTACCACTGCTGGCCATGCTTGTGATGGTAAAACACCTTGTCCGACTGTAAAACTACAGCCGAACGAAAGTATTCTAGATTTCATCCACCATGTCCTCTGCTGGCAAATCAAAGTCTGCAGGATCAATATCACCCACATCCACTTCTTCTTCAACAACAGGATTTTTGCCCCATTCGTCTATAATTAGTTGAAGTTTGTCTCCAGTCCAACCTTTTCTGAACTCTTTGATAACTTCACCTGTAACAGGACTCACATATTCCAGCTTGTTGCCAGTTTTAACAACAATGCCTTTGGACTCAAACATATCCAGGAGGCCGCTGTATGGATCCATGCCTGACTCGTATGGGATCTTGATCTGCACACCTTCAAAAGGCTTGCTGTAACGTGACTTCATCACCTTACATGCACTTCTGATACCCATTACGTCAGACACTTTGTTGCCGTCAGCATCTTCCTTGAGTTTGAGTTTGCGCATGGCAACCACAATACTACTGGCGTAAATAAAGCCTTGTCCGCCTGAGATTTTGTCATCAGGATCAAACATGTCTTGTGATGCATACGTGTGGTTAGTTGCAACCAATCCAATTGGGTAGGGTGCAATCTGGTTAACGGTGTTACGTACCAGTGCTGTCAGTGCTTTGGGCTTACGACCCAGGTCACCTTTCATATCACCTTTCTGAAACTGATCCACATCAGTGGGAGTCAGTAACATACCCAGGCTGTCAATCACGAACAGCAACTTGGGCATTTCATCGTATTCCAGGTCACCATAGTTTGCTTTGTAGTCTTTGATGAATTCAGAAATTGCTTTTGCAACATCATCAATCATGCTGACTGAAATACGCAACAATTTTTCTGGACTGGTGTCAACTGACAGAGCTTTCAACCAATCCTCATCCAGTGCGTTTTCACTGTCAAACAATACTACTTGGCAACCCATGTCCTGTGCGTTCTTAACGATGTTACCGGAACAGATAAAACTTTTACCTGAACCGGATTCGCCTGCAAACACACTCACTTTGCCTAGTGGAATACCTCGATTAAAGTCGCCGCTGATCAAATAGTTCAGGGTGTGATTACCTGTACTAATCCAATCTTTGGGATCGTGGAAGCCAGCACTAATACCGCTAATGCTTTTGGTTAGACTGCCACGCAACTTTGACAAGTCAAAGGGCTTTTGCATAATAATTACCTCTTACTTGGCGCGATTGCGGATCATTGCAAGAATGTCATCTGCTGACTTCTTGCCAGTGTCCTCGTCAGCTGATGCCGCGGGTGCAGGAGCCTGTTCAACTTCGAACGGAACTTCTGTAACTTCTTCTGCAGGTGCCGCTGCAGGTGCAGGTGCCGCTTCAGCAACAGGTGCTGGTGCCGCTTGTGCTGGCGCTACAGTCTTCTGTTGA